AGTTGTATCGTCGAGCTCTTCGACGACTGGCGTCTATTATTCCACGAGCTTTGTTCGTGCGGATACGGGTGCGACTGACACGGTCCTCGCTCTTGACGCTTACGCGTCAGTAACGGGCTCATTCAGCAATGGTGTTCTCACGATCACCACCTCCACCAATCAGATGCCAATTGGTCCCGGTATGGTTGTTCTTGCTACTACAGGAACGGTTTCTCAGGGAACCGCTGCTGGAACGCAGATCGTATCTCAGCTCACGACAACCGGCACATACTCGTCGGTTTCGCAGGGCACGACTGGCACTTATCAGGCAAGCGGCAATTTGACGGCGACTTCAGGCACGGTAACACTTGCCTACCAGACGCCAGGCCAGTGCGCCGTTCCTAATAATGCCCAGACGCCTGGCATGTATAACTGGAGCCCTCAAGCTCTTCTGGGTCGTGCGGTAAGTGTTACGGCGGCGGCAAGTGCTACGGCGACAACCGCGACTGTATCTGGCTATGACATCTACGGATACCCAATGACGCAGGCTCTTACGATCTCTGCGGGTGGTGTTGTTACCAGCACAAAGGCGTTCAAATACATCAAGTCAATTGTTCTTAATGCTGCTGACTCTGGCCATAACTACTCTGTAGGAACGGCTGATGTGTTTGGGTTCCCACTGCGGTCTGATACGTTTGGTGACGTTATCATTAACTATGCAGCGTCACTGGTTGGCACGACATTGATCACTGCCGCCACAAACTATCTGCCTGCAGATAGAACAACGCCTAGCTCGACAACAAACGATGTTCGTGGAACCTTTGCTGCTACTTCAAGCAGCGGGGCAAACAAGCTAATCGTTCGTCAGTCACCACAAGCTTATATGGTGCCTTACGCAACTGGCTTGTTCGGCCTTACTCAGGCTTAAGAAAGGGCTCTAAAATGGTATCTCAGACTAAAGATCCAGATGCTAAGGGCTCCCGCAAGAGCCTTTACAATGCTCAAAACAGCCACGTTGCGGCTGAAGCAGAGCAAGGCACAGACGGCTTCAAAAAAGGCGGTCGTGCTAAAAAAGCTGCTGGTGGCTGTGGCGTAATGTCCTCAGCCGCTAAGGGTAAGCGTCCTGCTCGCGCAAGCGGCGGCGGCGTCTTCTCTTCAGCTGCTTCTGGCACCCCACGCGGCAAAGCTTCTCATTACTGAGATTTGTCGGTGCTAAAGTCGACGAGGGTTTTTTGGAACCCTCGTCTTATTCTTGGAGATTAGATATGGCGAAAACGCCCACTTGGCAGAGATCAGAAGGCAAAAGCAAATCTGGTGGACTTAATGCTAAGGGAAGGGCCTCCGCCAAGGCTGAGGGTCACAACCTGAAGCCGCCGGTCTCGAAAGAGCAGGCCGCTAAAAGCGATAAGTCGGCCTCTCGACGTAAGTCATTCTGTGCTAGAATGACAGGATTAAAGAAAAAACTTACTGGGGCAGCTGCTGCCGCCGACCCAAATAGCCGTGTAAATCTATCGTTAAAAAAATGGGATTGCTAAAATGAGCAAGCCATTTTGGGAAAAAGATGCACCTAAAGACGCAAAGCATAAGGCTTTAAGCGCAAAAGGTGTTAGAATGGCAAAAGCTAGGGCACGGGCGGCGGGTCGCCCTTACCCGAATGCTGTTGATAATATTGCGGCTGCTCGGGCCCAGAATAAAAAGGAAAAGCACTAATGCGTCCTATCGTTATCACTGCCGGCCCTCTTGCCGCCGCCTCTGCAGTAGGCATTGCCGCCAACCAGGTGGTGACTGGCGCGGCAAATATGACGCTTACTTCCTCTACTGTCACCCTTGACGTTCCTCGCCGTGTGTTAATTACCAACGTCGGCAATGATACGGGCATAACCTTTACGATTACGGGCACGACGTTTTGGGGTGTTGTTATTTCTGAGACAGTGACAGGCACAAGCGGCAGCTCTGTCGCAACAAATAACGACTTTGCTACCGTCACAAGCATCAAGACAAGCGGCTCAACGAGTGCAAGCGGCGCGTCTGCCGGAACAAATGGCGTGGCAGGAAGCAGTTGGGTGCGCTTTGACGAGTGGTCTCCGTCTAACATTTCAATTCAATGCACCGTAAGCGGCACTGTTAACTACACGCTGCAGTCTACCCTTGATGATCCAAATAGCGCGACAAATCCTGTAGCAATTGGTTCAGTGACCTGGGTTAACTCATCTGACACCGCTGTTGTTAGTGCAAGTGCTACAAAGCAATCAAACTTCTTGTTCGCGCCAGTTTATGCCCGTGTTGTTATAAACAGTGGCACTGGTTCAGTGACGACGACGTTTGTTCAAGATAGTAATGGACCATACTAATGGCCACGGGCGGACTATCTACGACAACCGGCCTTCCTAACGGCTCAGGTCTTACTCAAACGACTGGGACATCTGTCGGCGGCGGGTTAACGAATTAATAAGGGGAATAGATGTCTAACCTTCCGATATCAGGATTAGCGGCGGGTGCAGCTGTATCTGCTACAGACGTCGTCCCTAATGTCCAGACAACCGGCGTCGGTCCTGTAAAAACTACTGCGGCTCAGCTCAAGACGTTTATGAGCGCGTCGCCTTATTTTACAGGCAATGTTGGCGTCGGAACATCAAGCCCACAAGCGCATTTTCAAGTAACATTAGAAACAGGTTTGTCTGGTTTTTATGCCGACTCGTATCAAGACACTAGCGTTTATCATTATTATTCTGAGTTACGAAATATAAATACTCAGGGGTATGGTGAAGGTTTTTATTCTTCTTATGGACGAGGGTCGTATTCTTCTCCTGCAGTTACGCAAGTATTAGATACTCTTGGATACTTTGGCTGGGGTGCCTACAGTAATTCGACCAGCCCTAATGCATTTAATGGATTTGATTACAGCACAGCCATAGCTGCTATTGTTGATGCAACACCTACTGGAATAGGAACAAGCTCTGCACTGACGCCTTCTGCCATTGTGTTTATGACACAAGGTCTTCCTGTAGGTGGCTCAACAACAACGACGCCTTATGAGAAAATGCGCCTGTCGAGTGTTGGTAATTTAGGTATAGGAACAACCACGCCTGGAACACTTCTTACTGTCGCCGGTCCTATATCAGTCAATAAGCCAAGCACAATAAACGCCTCAACATATACTGTCGCCTCGACTGATGCGTCTCTTATTTTTACGACGACAGGATGCACGGTGACAATGCCTGCCGCTTCTTCCTATCCAGGAAGAGTTCTTAATGTTAAAAACATTTCTGCTATTACTGTTAACAGTGCGTCTTCAAATATTGTCCCATTGTCGACGGCAACAGCTGGCACAGCAATATTGTCTGCTAGTGCCGGAAAGTGGGCGATGTTACAGTCTGATGGAACAAACTGGGTAATAATGGCGTCTAACTAAGGATGAGTAATGTCGACCTCGAACGCATACACGTTCAATCCTTCGCTCGGCGAACTCACCATTTACGCCTACCAGCTGATTGGTGTTCGCCCTACGGCATTGTTGCAGGAACATATAGATGTTGCTCGTGTCGCAACGAACATGATGTTCACGCGATGGAGCAATCAGGGCGTTAATCTTTGGCAAGTGACATCGACAACTCAAGCCTTAACTCAGGGAACTGCAACGTATTCTGTATCTGCAAATACGGTTGTAATTCTTGATGCATATGTCACTGTTACAAATGGATCGGTTAATACTGACAGAATAATTTTACCGATAAGCAGGACTGAGTATTTGTCTTTCCCCAACAAAGCACAGCAAGGTTTCCCTACGACTTATTGGTTTAATCGTCTTCTTTCTCCTACAATTACTCTTTGGCCTGTCCCAGATGGAAACGAAGCATCTTTAACATATTACAGTGTATTGCGTCTGCAGGATGCTAACATGAACGGCACCGAGCAGGTGGACATACCGCCTATTTGGTTAGAGGCAATGGCATATGGGTTGGCAGAGCGTCTGGCTCAGATTTGGGCACCAGATAAATTGACGTTTTTGAAACCGATGGCTGACGAGGCTTATTCAATAGCTGCAGCTCAGAACATAGAAACGGCGCAACAATATATTTCGCCACAAATTAGTGGGTATTTCAGGTAATGGCTTATGTTTATTGCCATTTTAAGGAAGATGATATGGAGCCATTCTATGTTGGAATTGGCCGAACAAAAAAACGCGCTTTTGATATGAGGGGCCGCTCTTCTTGGCATAAAGAAAGAAGTTTAATTGTAAAAAATGGTCACAAAAAACGTAAAATAAATAAATTATTGTCCATGCAATATTGGGGGGCATAAATGGGTTATGCCTCAAAACTTGGTCGCGCAAGGATAAGCGCACGAAACCCTACAGCAGCTGGCGTATGTGACCGTTGTGGATTTGTTTATTCACACAACAAGCTTTCCTGGCAATTCGATTGGCGCGGAGCTGCCTTATTAAACACACGCATTCTTGTGTGCCAGAGCTGCTACGACACGCCACAACAGCAATTGCGTGCAATCGTTATTCCAGGCGACCCTACGCCAGTTCAAAATCCGCGCGTTCAGGATTACGTGACTGCGGAAACGAGCACAAGATATACATCCGGTCAAAACTCTATAGATCCAATTACAGGCATCCCGGTTATTGGCGGAAATGTTCGTGTTACATCGACACCAACTGGCGGTCTTCTGTTGTTAGAAGACGGTTCTGGCGCTATACTGTTAGAGGATGGCGTGAGTTATCTTGTCCAGGAAAATTCTGGTGCTACTGCAACGACAGACGATCGTGTCCTGCAGCAAACAGGCGAACCTCCTGGAGGATTAAATACGCAACCTGGCACGGATCCAAATGCTCCGGGTGACAATAATCCAGGCTTGCCGTATGATTATACGCAAGTTCCCAAGACAGGGCCGCTAAACTAATGTCAAACCAGCAGATACCAAATTTGCCGGCAGCCATTTCGCTCAATGGTTCTGAGCAACTTGAGGCCGTCCAGGGCGGCACGTCTGTTCGCGTTACTTCTGCGCAAATTGCTGGTCTTAACCCCGGGCCCACCGGACCTACCGGAAGTGTCGGAGCCACGGGCCCAACGGGCTGGACGGGCCCCACGGGCCCCACCGGAGCCACGGGAGCTCCATCAACAGTCACAGGCCCCACGGGAGCTACCGGCGCTACGGGTGCAGCATCTAATGTCACAGGGCCCACCGGACCAACCGGGGCTACCGGGGCCACGGGCGCTACCGGCTTATCAATTACGGGCCCCACAGGCCAGACGGGCCCTACCGGGGCCACTGGCGCGGCATCGACTGTTGCTGGACCTACGGGCCCCACTGGCGCGACCGGCCAAGGCGGCGGCGTCGGGCCTACAGGGCCTTCAGTTACCGGCCCAACGGGCCCTACGGGATCTACAGGCCCTTCAGTTACTGGACCCACAGGTTCTACGGGCCCCGCTTCTAATGTTACGGGACCCACGGGATGGACTGGCCCCACCGGCTCTACAGGACCGTCTGTTACGGGCCCCACCGGCCCAACCGGCGCGACTGGCGCTCAGGGCAATCTTTACGCCACGACTAGCACGACCAGCCTTACGATTGCTGCCGGCACTCAGTCTCTGACAGTTGGAACTGGTCTCGCTTATACCGTTGGCCAGCAAATCATCATTGCATATGATGGCACGCATTTAATGACGGGCACTGTCACGTCGTATAATTCTGCCACTGGCGCAATGGTTGCCAATATCACTTCAATTACTGGAACTGGCACGTTTGCGTCTTGGGCGGTGAACCTTAACGCTGCTCCCGGCCCCGCTGGGCCTACCGGAGCTACCGGCGCGACTGGCCCAAACACAATTAATGTCGGCACGACAACAGTTACAGGCGGAACTTCTGGTCGTGTCATTTATGACAATGCTGGCGTTGTTGGTGAATATCCAACAAGTGCGACGACTGTTGCAAGCAGCGTTGTATTAAGAGACGCTAATGTTAACATAACATCAAATGCTTTTTTTGCAGGAACAACAAGCACAGCGGCTGCTGGTGGAACAACAACATTAACCGCAGCTTCTACACCAGTTAATGTCGTTACGGGGTCTGGTGGTCAAACATTCACGCTTCCCGACGCAACTACATTGCCATTAGGCGCAATATTTTCATTCAATAATAATCAGTCTAGTGGAACTATCGTTGTAAAGAATACTGGCGCAACAACAATTTCGACGTTCCAAGCAGGGTCTTACGGAACAATTGTATTAATTGCTAACGGGACATCTTCGGGAACGTGGGACCCTCATTTCCAAGCGCCAAATAATGTAAGCTGGTCAACAAATACATTAGATTATCCGGGCTCAATTACCTCTGCGACGTGGAACGGTGTTGCGGTTGCTGTAAATCGTGGCGGGACAGGTCTATCCAGCGGAACATCTGGAGGCGTCCCATATTTTAGCTCAACAAGCACGATGGCTTCATCTGCCGCTCTTGCTCAATATTCGGTAATTGTAGGTGGGGGCGCAGGTGCGGCTCCAGCTACAATTGTAACAGGGTCGGCTAATCAGCTTTTATCAAGCGGGGGCTCTGGCGCAAACCCATCTTGGACAACTGCGACATATCCTGCTACGACAACGATTAATCAATTGCTTTATTCAAGTTCTGCGAACACGATTGCAGGGCTTGCAACAACAAATGGCGGCATCCTTAACGCCAATAGCAGCGGCGTTCCTTCATTAACTGTAACGCCTGTTCTCGGTGTTGCTGGCACGTCTGCCGGGACGCTTGGTTTTTCGGGATTAACGAGCGGCGTTGTTACGATACAAACTGCTGCTACTGCCGGGACGTGGTCGCTCACGCTTCCTACAAGTGGTGGCACGAGCGGTTATGTTTTAACGACGAATGGCTCTGGTGTTACAACTTGGACGGCGGCGTCTGCTCTCTCTGGAGCATTGACGGTTGGAACTACCGCTATTTCCGGCGGAACAACAACTCGTATTCTTTATGATAACGCAGGCATACTTGGCGAATATAGCGTAATCCCCGTATCCTTGGGTGGCACAAACGCTACATCAGCAAGCATTACTGCCTTTAACAATATTACGGGCTATACGGCTTCTGGCGCGACGGGCACAACAAGCGCAAATCTTGTTTTTTCAACGTCTCCGACAATTACGACGCCGACAATCAGCGGCAACGAGACTTACACCGGCACCGCTGGACGTATATTAGCAGACTTTGATAATGCGACAGTCAATAGCCGCCGAGCCTTTCAAACTAGCACAACAAATGCTTCTACTGGTATTTATGCTCTACCTAACGGCACATCGACGGCTGCAAGCTGGCAGGCTGCGAATAACGCTGATCCGACGAATGCTAGTAAAATACTTATTGCCACAAACGCCTCGACAGATGTCCAGCTTGTTTCCGGCATAAACGGCACTGGCACATATTTACCTTTATCCATTTACACAAACGGCGGTCAGTCGGCTCAGTTCAGCACAACAAAGGGCACGTTTACGCTTGGTGTTCAGAGCACAACTGCTGGCGCTCTTGTTCTTGCCAATACTAATGTCAGCGCCTACGCGACGACATTGCAGTCTTCAAGCAGCGCGACTGCGGCTTGGACGCTAACGCTTCCGACAAGTGCGGGCACTAACGGCTATGTCCTGACGACAAATGGATCTGGCGTAACGTCTTGGGCGTCTGCCGCAAGCGCAATTAGCATCACAAACGATACGACGACCGCGACCGCTGAGTATCCACTATTTGCGGCGGCAACTTCTGGCACCGTATCGACGGTCTATACATCGAATGCGAATTATACCTACACGCCTTCAACAGGAACGCTTTCTTCACTCGTTGTAAACGCATCAAATGGATTATTTACAAATCCGAACACGGTCGCGGCTAATTATACAGTTCCATCAAACTATAATGCTATGTCAGCGGGACCAATTACGATTGGATCAAGCGTAACAATCACGGTAAGTGACACGGCGGTATGGACCGTAATATGAGCTATTATACTTACATACACGCTTCTCCTGACGGTGAAGTATTTTATGTAGGAAAAGGCACTGGACGCCGCGTATACAGTATGCGCGATAGATCTTGGATTTGGCGGGAACGATTTAATCAGTTTGATGGCATAACAATGAAAATTGTCTCGCGTTTTGAAACTGAGGACGCAGCGTTTCAGCATGAACAAGAACTTGTCAGGTATTATAAAGACAAGGGTTGCGATCTGGTAAATCTGACTGAAGGTGGCGCGGGTCCAAATGGGTATTATCAAAGCCCGGAAACCAGAGCAAAAAAATCCGCTTTATTGCGGGGGTATAAACATCAACAGGTAACGTGCCCCCATTGCAATGAGATAGGTGGCGGCACATCAATGTATCGCTGGCATTTCAATAATTGCACAGGATCAGCCTTTAAATTTAAGGCCAGAGCCACATTGAACGGCGAGCGCGTATATCTTGGTAAATTTGCGACTAAAGAAGAAGTCGACGCTGTAGTTGCAAAATTTTATGAAGAACATCCAAAACCTAAAATTTATCGTAAGATTTCCGAAATTACTCGCAAGAAAATGAGCGACGCTCAAAAAGGGCACCCCGGCAGCGCGTGGACAAAAGAAGCAAAACAGAGAATGGCTGAGATAAGAAAAGGCGATAAAAACCCTTTTTTTGGTCATAAGCATACTCAAAATACTCGTGATATAATTGGCTCAAAAGGCAAAGGCCGACAGGGATATTGGGCGGGTAAATCATTCTCTAGCGAGCATCTTGCCAAGCTAAAAATTGATAGAACTTGCCCGCATTGTGGGGTAAAAGGATCTGGCAGCGCGATGAATAGGTGGCATATGGATAACTGTAAATTTAAGTCAGAGGCCGCATAACATGAGCGCATTACAATTAAACGCAACAACTGGTGGCGGCAACGTCACGATAACAGTTCCTACGTCTGTTACTGGAACAAATACAATTACTGTTCCTGCTTCAACTGGAACAGTTGCACTTACAGCAAGCCCAACATTTACGGGAACAACAACTACTGGCGCTCAAAGCGTTGGCGGTAATATTACGTTTAGCTCGGCTAATGCTGGAGTTGTTTTTAATAAAACAGGCGCTCTAACAAACTCTACACTGAATGATTATGAAGAAGGAACGTGGACGCCAACAATTACACCCGGCACTGGTTCTATTACAACATATTCGGCATCTGGAACATATACAAAAGTTGGTAGAATAGTTACTCTTCAAGCCATTTACACAATAACAACCAATGGGACTGGTGCCAGTTATATTCTTATTGGCAATATTCCTTTTGCTGGTTCTGTAAATACTGGCGCAGGGATTATGAAAGAAATTGCGGTAACTGGGATAACTGCGGCATGTTATTTAACAAACTCAACAACATTATTAAGCGTAACGTATAACAATGGTTATCCCGGCGGAACAGGCCAAAGTTGGGTAATCACGGTAGTTTATTATGCTTAACGAGGCCAAAATGTCACTTACAGAAACTAAAATCATAGATCAGATTACCGTTACAGAAAACGGTATCGTTCTTGTTCGTGAAGCAACGCGGATTTTGCGTGATGGCGTTCCATTCACTGAGACATATCATCGTTGGAGCTATACGCCGGGACAAGATTTAACTGACGTTCCAGCAAATGTAGTTGCAATTTGTAACGCTGCATGGACGCCAGAGGTTATTGCTGCGTATCAAACGCAACTCGCGGGGATTGAATAATGGCGCTGACGCTCAACGGCACGACAGGCGAAGTCTTCCCTAGCTGGACAACAGCCACACGCCCATCGTCACCTGTAGCCGGACAGACAGGTTACAATACGACGCTTGGCGCATTGGAGAGCTACAACACAACGACGACGACTTGGGTTGTGTCTGGTTCTAATCCAAAGATTACTCAGACGATCTACACATCTGGCTCCGGCACATACACAACACCAACTGGCGTAACGTGGCTTCGCGTTCGTATGGTTGGTGGTGGTGGGGGCGGAGCGGGTAGCGGAACTGCATCGTGGGGCGCTGGCGGAAATGGAGGAAATACAACTTTTGGTTCGTCATTTTTGACAGCAAACGGAGGAACAGGAGGCTACACAGCTTTAGGTTCACCCGGAGCCCCCGGCGGGTCAGCTTCTATCGGGGCAGGCGCTACCGGCATAGCGTTAAGTGGTGGTGCAGGCGCATCTACGGGACAAAATTCGACCTCACTCTACATGCCCACCACTGGCGGCGGCGGCAACTCAGCTTTTGGTGGGGGTGGGCAGGGCGCTACTAATGCTAATGCTGTGGCCGCAGCGGCAAACACGGGCGGCGGCGGAGCGAGTGGTGGCACTATAAACGGATATGCAGGCAATGTTGGGTCTGCGGGTGGTGCTGGTGGCTTTATAGATGCAATCATCTCATCACCAAGTGCAACTTATTCTTACGCAGTAGGCGCAGGTGGAACCGCAGGAACCGCAGGAACAAATGGCTACGCAGGCGGCGCAGGTGCGGCGGGCATCATCATCATTGAAGAACATTACAACTGGTAAGGCTTGAATAAATGGCAGCTACATTACAAACATCAGTAATACAAGCCTCCGGCTCAACAACGCCTAACCTAACGCTAGACACGGCTGGCAACGCTACTGTTGGCAATACGCTCGTTATGGGCAGCAGCTTCAAGCGCAATCGTATTATCAATGGCAATATGGCCGTGGATCAAAGAAACGCGGGGGCTAGTGTTACAGCTAATAATGCAATATTTCCTGTTGACAGATTTGCTTTTGCTTGCTCTCAAACTGGCAAAGGAACAGGCCAACAAAATGCCGGTTCCGTTACGCCACCAACTGGCTTTTCTAATTATCTTGGTTTTACATCATCATCAGCATATTCAGTATTGACTGGCGATTATTTTATTATTCAACAATCTATAGAAGGATTTAATTTTTCGGATTTAGGATTTGGGTCTAGCAGCGCAAAATCTGTAACCTTGTCGTTTTATGTGTATTCTTCCATAACAGGAACACATAGCGGCGCAATGAAAAATTATGCGTCTTCTAGATCTTATCCATTTACATTTACTGTTTCTGCGGCCAATACTTGGACATATGTAACCATAACTATTCCCGGTGATACTGGCGGAACATGGGTTGGGGCTAGTAACGCGGGGGCAGCACTTATTTGTTTTAATTTTGGCACTGGTTCAACATATAGCGGCACAGCCGGAGCTTGGGCTTCGGCAAACTATGTTGCAGCCACAGGCGCAGTTTCAATAGTCGGCACCAACGGCGCAACCTTCTACATTACCGGCGTCCAACTAGAGCAAGGCTCAGTCGCCACTCCGTATGAGCGGCAGATTTACTCCGATCAGTTGGCGCAATGTCAGAGGTATTTACCGTTTATAACGACTGTAGCCTCTACAACATCAGATGTAGGCTTGGGCAGCATAAATGCGTCAAATGGTGGGGTAGCATCATATTATTTCAAAGTTACTCCAAGAGTTCCACCAACAGGAATAACAGTTACTAATGTTGGCTCGTTTTCTTATACATCACCAACAGTAAATGCTACTGTTTCTGCGCTATCCTTTAGTAATGGTGGATTAGATTGTGCAAGAATGAATGTAACTGGTTCTACTTCATCATACACTGTAGCAAACTCAGCGATATTATATGCAAATGGCAGCGCAACAGTTGGAACCATAGCTTTTACAGGATGTGAACTATGAGTGATCCAGTTTGGCAATATGCTAATGCTGATAATTCTATCGTTTGGCGTGAATGGCCTGATGGACGTCAAGAAAGCTGCCTTGTAGAGGCAATTCAATCTTGGCTTGCTGAAGGCAACACGCCTAACCCATACGTTCCACCACCAGAACCAGCGCCACTAACGCCACAAGAGAAACTCGCGGCGGCGGGGTTGAGCGTGGATGATTTGAAGGCTTTGCTAGGAATTAAATAAACCACCGGCATTCTCAGAAGGGGGAGAAAATGCCATACAGCTCGGAGAGCGGAAAAGCTTACATCCGCTAACAGAATAGAAAATTTGCGCGAAGCAACAAATTCTCAAAATGGTAAAAATTTACCCATTAAGTCAAATAACAATTCTGGCTGTCCCGGAGTTTGTTTTGATAAAACAA